CTCAACCCGCAATATAGCTGAACTAAGAACATTAAGAGCTTTGTCATGGTCTTTGTCTTTATCCACAGCGGTTATAGCAGCATCAAGAGTTTGTATAACAATAGCTTTACGGCGCTCATCTATAATGCTGTCAAGCAAATAGTCAATGCTGTCATCAACAGTAATTAATTTATAATTTGGAAAGTTCTTATCTATAATCTCATTAATTGCCTCAGCACTTGGAGTCTCAGAGTAATTTGCATAGTGTTTTTGTAAAAACTTAAATACGCGCTTGTCCTCAACATCATGGAACCAAGATTCAGATACTCCCTTTTCAAGAAGGTAACTTACATTACGGTCTTGAATTGCTTTACTAAGTAAACGTGCTTCGTTGTTCATACTCTATCCATTCCCCAGTGACCATATCGTAATTGACGTGACGGTATATCCACAACCCCTACAACTTCCGGCCTGTATGGAAGCTCATTAACCAAATGGTCGGTTGATTCGTAGGACGTGTAGTATCTAAACGGATTAGTACCCAATACGTCAAGTCGATTCATAAGCTCCGCTAAACCATCCTCATCAAGGTCAAATGATACTAATTCAAGAGTGACACCTTGCCTAGTAGTATATAAATAAAAGTTACTTAAAGCCTGTCGGTTAACTGTGTGATTAATCTTAGGCAATCCAGGTATAAATTTAAATACTTTTTTAGAAATAACTTCTTTGCTTACAAACACGTCAGTAACAACAATAACACGTTTAGGTAAGTCGTTACTTATATCCCCGTTTTTCATATTTAAAAAACCTCTATTTTCCCGTACTTAATAATAAAACTTCTATAAGCTGTTTTAGAGTCTTTTGCTAAATTAGCTTCTTCTTCTGTAGCTTTATTAAGAACCTCTAAAGGATAATGTCCATTATTGTTCTCAATACGATTTAATACAAACTTAGTATGTTTACAAGAAAACCGCTCATCAAACTTTAAACACGTACAGTATAGGTTACCCTCATCGTCTATAGAAACTTCATAAATACCTGGACCAGGTACTTGTGTTTTGCTTAAAAACACTTGAAGTAACCGAGCACCGTTACGCATTTTGTTCCTCATTTACGCAGGTCACCTGAGGAAGATTCAATAGGAATATACATAAAGGCCTCATTGGCAAAGCTTTCAGTTGAATCTCCATATAACGCAGCCCAATCTTGTAGTTTGATGTTAGTAGTTACTATGGTAGGCAATCCGTTGTTAAAACGTGTGCGCAACACCTCGTGAAGTAAGTTTCTTTGCCAACCACTAAGGCTTGCGTGCTCTTTACCAATATCATCAATGATTAAAACGCGAATATTAAAAGAATCCTGTTCGCAGGTACCAAGAATACCTTTATAAATAACATCTTGGTCGTCAGTAGCAGAGCCGTCAATCATTGACCCTTTAATATTTAATATTTCATTGTATGTGGTAAAGAAACAAGGTCGCACAAGAGAGTTATTTTCTTTAACGTCTAACTCTTCTAATGAAAACGTACGAGCAATCTCTTGGATAATAGCAAGAGCTAATGTTGTCTTTCCTTGACCAGGCTTACCGTATAACAAAATGCCTTTACCGCATTTACGGCTACCTTGTACTCGAATAACTTCTTTATTCTTTAAAGACGCAATCCAGCTTCTTACATCGCCCATGTCATTAGAAGTAATTGCTTCACAATCCTCAAGCTCCCAACCAACAAGGTGCGGTGGGATATGTGCAAGCTTTAACCACGATTGACGTCTTATTTTAAGGTCTTCACTCTTGAACACGGAACATACTCCTTGACTTTTGAGAAATGGCAACTTCAGCTTCAAATTGCTCAGGAGTTACGTTATCACGGTTTACCTGAGTGAGAAGGTCACCGAACTCTACAATAAACTTCTTCCAAATCAACTCAGGGTTATTAATCCGGGTATCGTGCCGTATTTTACTAAAGAACTTTTCCATCATCTGGCGTTCAATAGCACCGTTGGTACCGTACTCATCACGTTTATCATTTAAAGCAAAACGGAAACGAGAGCGGGTAACCTTCCAAGGCTCTACGTGCCACAGGTTATGCATACGCTCAGCGAACTCAAAAGTAGAATCAGTAACAGACCAGCTCTCAGGAAGAGCCTGGTCGCGCTGCTTCATCCTCTCAACGGTACGGGCTTCGTGAGATTCAATTTTCTCTTTATGCCTGCGAGCCCGCTGCTTCTCACGGAACGCCTCCATATCCTCAGGGTCTATGTACATAGGCGTATCTTCGTATTCCACTTTTTCCTCCGCTTTGCTATTCGGTTTATGATTTAGTAACTGTGTATTAGTATCTAGTATTAGATTGTTATTAGCAGTTAGCTGTATCTGTAGTATAGATGTACGGCTTTTCAGGAACTGATAACCCGCATCAGTTACTTTTATGGTTTTAGAGAAGGCGCATTTGCCAGTCTTCAAAACAGACGTCTCTATAAGCCCAAGCTTTCTCAAGTCAGATAGGGCGTTTTGGATGGCATCCCTGCCCTCCCCTAAACGTTCAGAAAGGCCTCTAGCGCCTCCGTGGTTGGGGTTTATAAGTATTTCCTCTAGGACGCCTATGGCGCGGGCTGTAATGACCATTCTAGAGCTTTTTAAGGGCATCCTGGACGGCAGCGCGGGCAGCGGCTACTACAATATCCGTAAGTTGGGCTTTCTGAGCCTCTGTGAGGCCTTCAACCTTAGATTCAATTTCAAGGGTAACAGGCTCTTCCTCGACGACCTCTGGGGCTACAACGTCCTTTGGAGACAGTGATACTAAGCCTGTGGTCAAATCGTGAACAGGAATGCTCATCGCAAGGCACTGCTCAAGGGTTTGGGTGCAGTCGCTATCTGACGGGTTCCATAGTAGGAACGCTTTGCCTGAGCCTTTTATAAATACCGTTGCTTCATTAATTGGATGCTTACTTGTAGTAAAGCTTGACCCAGGGATGTCTTTAAGTGAAGAATCATTAGGCGCAAATACTAAAATATCTTTGCTTTTGTCTTTAGCAAACTGCGCTGCAAACACTTGCCCTTGACTAGGCAACGCACTATAGGAAAGAACCAATATGACTTCTGTGTTCTTTTTAAAGAAGTAATCTTCTAATAACGCTTCTAGGTTAGCTCGGCTGGTCGTTCCATTACCTGTAACCAATACATATAACTTGTCCATAGGACCTCCTCATTCAGGGAGGTGCACAGTACCACAGGTTATTCGCGAGCGCTATTAACTATGGCTGGCCTGTAGTCAGTGGCTTTTTCAGCAAGGGCAAAGAGGACTCTGCTTACAAACGCGGTAGCGAACACACGCAGAATAAACTCTTTTACAGGGAACCCAATAAGTAGGTTGCCAAGCACCGATAAGGCTATAGATAAGAAGGCGTTTACAATTATAGGTCGTATGAATAAAGTAATAAAATCTACAACCGTGGACAACAACGCAAGAAAGAAAGATACAAATAAGGAAACAAGTAGTAGTTCAAACATGTGGATAGTGTACTACGTTTTTGGCTGTGCGTAAGCAACCGCAATAGTGGTTCCCATTAGGAGCTGGTTGTCTAGCGCGCCGTTAAGCATACGGACCGACATGTTTGAATAGTTTTTATAGTAGTGGCTTCGGCTGGCATTAACCGTACCTTCCCATAAAAAGTCTGTAGAAGGCCCTGGCCCTGTAGAGCCACTTAAAAATGGTCGGACAAACGATGAGCGCTCAAATAAACTTTCATCAAACACTAGTACGTTTCCATTAGTAGTGGTTACTGTTATTCGTACAGTTGCGTATGCCGCAGTTGCTGGAGCTACCGCGGTTACTGATGCGCGTGTCCATGCTGTTGTAGAAGAAGTAAGGGCTGTTGCAGAGCCGTTAGAGGTTGATAAAACAGAATGGCTAGAGTCATACCAAACAATGCTGGCTACAGCGCTATCTCCTACAGAAGTTCCTTTTGCATACACGCTAAATGTGTACTCTGTATTTGGATAGTAAATTGCCATTTGTTGAGATGTAGTAGTCCCATCCCATGAGTTCACTGTTACCGTTCCTGAAGATGCGGTTACTTTTAAAGCATTTCCTGACTTATAAAAACTACCTGTTACAGCTGTTCTTGCAGCGGTGGTAGCACCTCCTGTATTAAATGTTACAGACGCACTTGCGTTAGAAGTTGAGGCTGTCCAGCCTGTAATTGTGTACACGCCATTAGTTATGCCGGTTACGCCGTTTACATAAATTGTCTGTCCTATTTTTAAATCATTAGTTACTGTTGCTTCTAATGTTGCTATTCCTGACGCTAATGTTAAATAGTTTGCTGTAAATACAGTTGCTTCAGGCTCTATGTAATTAGTTGCAATTGTGGTAGTGCCTCCGGTTGCTACCCAAGGGGCAGCGGTTGAAGTTCCTGCGAAATGAGGGTTAATTAATTCATTTATTCTATTAGCAACTAGTGTTACGTGAATGCAACGTGCGTCATCAAATGCGCTAGCTGCAGCCGCCGCTTCAAACTGTGCGCAGTCAAAGTATTGCCATTCATTGGAAGCCGAAGCTGCTGCATTTGCAATAGAAATTGTAGGTACAGCGTAGTAGGCGCCAGTTGGAGCTGTTTTGTTTTCAGCTTTAATACGAACAGAAAACTCGCCTGTTGCGTTATTAGTTCCGGTTCCAGCGCTTGATGAAATGTACACACCAAAACGGTCATACCAATCAATACCAGCTGTAATACTTCTTAAAGTAACACCAGCTGCTGAATAAACGCTAAAACTATAAGCCGTTCCAGCTGTCACAGGTATTCCTATTTTAATTACAGAAGAGCTATTCGTTGTCCCGCAAGATACTTTAATAGTGCCTGATGTGCCGTTAGCGTTTTTTACAGCCATTATTCCTTTTTGTCTATTTGGATAAAGGGTGCTTGACGTAGTTGATTCAGGGTATGGATAAGGCTCAGGTAAGATTGTAGGGTAAACATCTAACAAATTGTTGTAGGCGTTAGTTGCTACAACATTAGTTCCACTTAAAGCATATGAGATAGTAGTAGACGTAATAGCTGTAATAGTTACTGCAGAAGCGCCTGAGTTGAATAAAGGCAATGCAAAGTTCTTTGTAAATACTTTATTACCTACTTGGTAACTGTGGGCTCCAATAGTCAACGTTGCTACGTTTGTAGTAAGCGCCAATGTAGTTACTTTCTTCTCTTTAAGGCAGTAGAGGACAGCTGTACTATTAGGGGTTGCCCAATGCCCAATAGACTCTTCAAATGAAGAATCGTTGTAATCTAACATTATGTTTGAGCCCATGTAATATCCGTTTGAAGCAGGGTTAGGGGCTGTGGAAGATTCAATAATCCCATATCCGGTGTAAGACTTTAAGTAGTCTCTTAAACCGCTTCTGCTTCCTTTTTCTTTTGATATTTGAGCAATGTTCTTTAATAAGATTCTTGCTTGTTGCAAACCTAGCTCAGGTTCGTAAGTAAGTCCAAACTGTTGCATAAAGGTAGGAATTAAAGTCCCGCCAACGCTTTCTACGTTATACCTGTTTGTTAAAAGATTTGTGTATGTGTGGTCTAAGCTAAGTTGAAACCCAAATAAAGATAAAAAGTTATAAAGGTCTTCATTATCTAAATTAGAAAAAGGGTCATTTAAAGATGTTAACTTATATACATCTGGCAAAGAATTGTACATTAAATCTGTATAGCCGTAATCTTTTGCAGACACCGCGAGTGCGTCGCCTACTCTAACCCATGTGTATCCAACAGTTTCAAATACAAATAAAGAATAATAATAAAACATGTTGTGTCCTAAATTGACTTTATCATCAAATGAGGTTGGGTCTGTTTCTTTAAATGCTAAATATTTACCATCTTTTTTAATGTCTAATACATCGCCATCCCACGCGTTTACAGGAAACCCATATGGGTTTCTAACTAACTTTATCTTAGACCATTGTCCAAAAGGGCTATTCCAAGACAGGTTAATATACCCATAGTTTTCAGAACGTGCTTTAAAGTTACTAGAAACAAATGGAATTGCATCAGAGTTTCCATAATATCCTAAGTAGTAGGGGTTAAGTCCATACCGCGACATTATAAACCTCCAGTGTATGTAAGGCTAAGAGCCGTTGCATCCAATGCTGGGATTTCATTTGCATCACATTTAATGTCTTTAACAGCAAGCACAGTAACTTTACCAACAGGGCTTACTGCAGCAGAAACTACGTTTGTATAGACGTTTACATAGCTAATAGTAGTAGCGCCTACAGCTGTTACTACGTGAGTGCCGTCAAAGTCCCCATTACCTGTGCCTACGCCTGATACATAGATAGTTTGACCAACGGTTATATTGTGAGTAGCAGAAGTTGTAATAGTAGCAACATTGCTTGTTAAAGCTTTATTATTTATATTAAATGATTGGTCTTGGTCGCCACGTAAAAGTTTAGTAATTTGAACAGAGGCCACACCGTCCACAGATGTAATAGCGCCAAATACATCCGCTAGATAAATAGTGTCTTGAAAAGCAACGTTATCTAATGAGAATAAACTTGCAACCGCAAGTCCTACTTTTAACTTTGTTAAACTTTGATTGTATTTAGGAAGGACTGTAATAGTAGCAAATAGTTGAACCTTTACATATGTAGCAGGTTGATATGTAACTGTAGTATTTGCTGGAATCTTATCTGTTAAATAAGTATTAAGGGTCGATGTGGTACTAGTAAATATTGTAGATGGGGTTACACCATCTGTTAGAACTCCAGAATCTCCATTAGGTACAAAGAATAAAGTTACGCTGCTATATACATCAGCCACAGCAGAGGCTTTAGCTGCCCCACCTGCTACAGCTAATGCCGCATAATCTGACAATGACACAGCTCTATTTAAAGCTCTAAAGCTAAGAGGAGCGTTTAATCTAATAGAATCTGTAGATTCTATATCAGTTCCGCCTGTAGCAGACCCATCATCTGTTGGGCTTCCATAGGTTGTATTTAATACTGTTAACCCTGATTGAGAATTTGTTAATATAGTTTGTATAGTGTTAGCTGCTACGTTACCAACAACCCCACCGCCCACTCTATAGGTGGCTGTAATTACAGATGTATTTGCTGGAATAGAACCACTAATTCCATCTCCAAACACCGCGTATGTAATTCCAGCAGCATTTGTATATGTAGAGAACACTGGGTCATATCCATTGTAATCAATTAAATAAGAAACCTGAGTATAGTTTATGCTTCCCACTGTAATAGATACACTGTTATTTACAACAGGGGATTGAGATAGTTTAAATACTTGGTTAGACAGTCCTGTACTTGTTCCTATTACTTCTGTAACAGTTACGCCATGTGTAGCGGTTACTTGAACTTTTCCATTAACGGCGCCTACTTTAGCTGGAACTGTAGCTGCGGTTTTAGTTTCAAAAATGATTTGAGTATTTACATTGTTAGACACTACAGTAGTGGCTACCTTTGTCAACGCAGGTACGGTGATGGGGCTTGCTGTAGAGTTATAAAAAGTTAAAGTGACGGTTGCCGCAACGTTTTCTTTAGGGTTATATCCTAGAAGGCGTGCAAGTTGAAGAATGCTATCGCGTTGGCTAGCGGTGCTAATAAAAGCTTCATTTGCTGAGCGGTCAATATAATGGTTAAGTAGGTCACCCATATAAGAAAATAGCTCAAGAAGGGTCATTCCAATATCTGCTGGGTCGCGTGTAGTCCAAGTTGGGGCATAGTCTGGAATAAGCGCGGTCATATCATCACGAATACTTGCGTAGTCACGTGATGTGTAGTCTACTTGTGGTACATATTTATCGGCCATTTTGTGTTACCTCCAGGAGTACGTCACCGCTTCGACTAAGGATAGCAGTTTTAATATTTACAGTCTGATTAATGTTTTGAGCGCGGTACTTATATTTAATTTCAATGACCAAATAACCATCTGTTTGGTCTGTAAATCCTGTTACATTTAAAAGCTCTAACTCAGGAAGCCAACGGCTAAATGCAACAGACACGCTTTGGCTGATAATGGAGACGGCATCTCCCAAATTGTGACCTACAGTTTTAGTTGCATCGCTACCAAAAGTAGGGCGCATAACACGCTCTCCCATGCCAGTCATAACAGCAATGATTATTCTGTCTTGCCACATTTTAGCTGGGTCTGTAGTAATGGTTAGACCGCCAGAAGACGAGTCAAAGCCAAACGGCAATGATAAAGTTTTACTCATTTAAGGACTCCCATCCATACTGGAAAGTTAGGGTCTCCAGCAATATACATAATCCAAACGGCATCCCCAACGCTTGGAGATATGTTTCCTACAGGTGTTGCGGTTACAATTAAAGAGGCAGTTGAGGGTCTAACAGGGGCGGTCTGAGTTGCGTAAGTTTGTATTGTAACTTTAACATCGTCTGTACTCCACCAAAACTCATAGTAATCATTTGCCGCTACCGTGAATACAAAGTTCCAACCAACTAAAGAATGCCCATGGATACCTCCGTGGGTATTAGGTATAGAAACTAATCCAGTAGAACCGACTATATCAACACCATTTTTACGCATCCAGATACTCACATCATGTAGTTGAGTATCAGTATTTTGAAATTGTCCAGACCATTGAATGTTATATGTGCCAGCGTAGGCAAAAGTAATCTTTGAACCATCAACAATACTTATGCCATTAGACTCATCTGTAGTCCCTAGCTGCATAGCAGTAGCCGTGTTAGCTGTAACTGTTTGTGTTGTGTAGTCTGAGAAAGCACCGTACACAGCTTTATTCGCGCCAACACCAACTCCATTACCGCACACATCTACCCAGTCTGTGACGGCTTGTCCTGTGACTTGTGGCACCTGAACCGTTATGCGCCCGCGACCCTCAGGGTCTTGGTTGTCTATAACAAGGCCTTGGTAGATACCATAAAATCTTTTATCAGAACTCATAGCACACCTAATTTCATAGCTAAGCGTTCAGTAATAAATTGAGGTTTATTAGTTTCATATATTACAGGGTCTAAAGTTGTAGTATCTGTCTGCCACATAGCAGGGTCGTTAGCTCGACCATTAACATTAGGTTTTGCTCGGTTCTGTGGGTCTCCAAAGCTACTTGTATTAGAGGCATTTGGGTAAGTAACTTTCTTATTAAGAACCGTTACAGGTTTAATTTTAGTTTGAAGAACGTTAGGGATAATAGTTCTTTTAGGGGTGTAGTCTGGAGAAGAAATGGTTTTGCTATCTACCCATCGCGCAGCTGAACCTAAAGAGTCCGTTCCAACAAGTAAAGTAGTTGTGTACTTTTGACGGTTAAGCTCTTCTTCAACAATGTGGTGAGTAGCTTCAAGTACTACCCAGTATCCTTCGTAAGGTTCTCCAATGCCATCTAAATATACAGGCATATCTGGGCGCAGCTCAGGGCTCCCAAGAACCTCTACCATTGCACGGTAAGGAAAATAGTTTCTATTTTCAGCAGCTTCTGCCTCGTATTGCGCAACTAATGGGGTGTTGGCCACGGTAGCTGTATCAAATCTGTCAAAGAACTCTACTTGTTGTTTAGTCTTTGTTTTAGAAGCTCTTATTTGCTGAGTAATTGATATAGGCGCGCTATTGACTATATCCACTCCGCTAACGGCTACAGCCCCCTTAGTAGCATCTTCATAAGGAATAGATTCACCAATCATAGGTTTAAACGAATACAGAGTAGAACCCTTTGGGTCATTAGTTGCGCGCATTATGTAATTAGGCGCTTCTTCTCTATAGTTAGTGTAGTCATCCATAATTGGTTGAAAGTAAAGCTCTGTATTAGTAGCGCGCAACGTGTAGCCACATTGTTTAGAAAGGCGAACTAGTAGTTCCCAAGCTGAATGCCCTGCTTGCGCAACTTGTGGGTATACCCTTGGATGAGAAACGGCATAGCAGACAAAGTTATAATCCGAAGCAATGCTCTTTACTATCTGGTCAGCTGTTAAATTCTTGTAAATAGTTTGATGTTGCTGCTTCATAGGGAATGACGCACCAATAACAACTACCTCTGTGAAATACTTTCCAGGTGACCTGTCTACATTTATATGATGTACGTAGCCGTATAAATCCCGTTGCTTATTAATCCCGTGTATTACTAAATGAATTGGAGAACCAGCTTTAATAACATCGTATTGGACTCCCCAATCTTTAAAGTACAAAGACACCATCTCATGGGCATATCTTTTTTGAAACAAGTCAGCTCTGTATATAACAGTTGGTTGGATTGTAGTTTCAGGAAAGTCAACGGATATGTAATTAAACATTTGGTATTCTTAACACAGTTCCGGGGGTAATATTGTTAAGGTCCGTTAGAATAGGGTTGTACTCAGGAATAATCCACCAGTACTCAGGTCGGCTGTAGTACTTATAAGCAATCTGGTCTAGGCGCTCTCCTTGCACGTAAACGTGCTCCCAGTAATTAGTAAGCCCAAGATTAGAGAATGTGTAAAACACAGTAGGCTTTTCAGCCTCACCCATTACAGTTGTAAAGTAATCAATAGTTGAATACTCATAACGAGAACCTTTATAAATAGACATAGTTACGCTCCTGACGTCAATCCAGAACCAGAGAAACATTGAATTGAAATAGATACTTCTGTTCTAATAGGTATCATAGTTTCTGTAAAAGCGGTGTGGTTAATACTGATATTTGATGCCCAACCTACATATGACAAGTTATCAATAGTAGGTCCAAGTTGAATACCAAGTAATGTAGGAGCTAAATACCCAACGTTAGCTGTCTTTTTTCCTAAAAGAGTAGTCCACTCTAAATCCCCATTACCGCTTCCATTAATAGCTTTAAATAAGTATTCAAGGTCAGCCATTGTTCCTTGTGACATTAATTTAGAAATCTGGTTAGACATGTCTTGGTCTTGAGACGCTCCTGGATATAAAGAGTTGTAGTGTCTGCTAAATTCATTTAAATTATTAATGAACGGAGAGCTTCCTGCCGTAACACCTGTCATAACATCTAAAGATGCATCTTGCGCCTCTGCTCTAATGCAAGCAAAGTCATTAGTTCTATCTAATACAATATTTAAAGTTACCGTCTCTTGTCCCGGGAAGACTCCAGCTACAACGCGTAAAGCATCTGCGCTCGAAGGTGTAATGTTCATGTTTCTAGCAACGCTAGTTGATATTGTTGTAGGGTTCCATAAGAATTGAAAACCATATGCTGTATCTACTAAATTTAAAGGGGTACCTGCTTTTGTTGCTGTGGATGAGGCCGAACCCCCGTTGTTTGCACCAGCCCAGTACCATATGCGACCGCGGCGTAACCCGTGAAAAGATAGATTGTTATTAAAACCAACTGTGCCAGGTTCCATTGTTATTGGTCTAACTGGCAAGCTCCAATCATGTGGAGGTAGGTTAAACTTGTAGCCAATAGGTTGAGAAATACCAACTTGGCTAACCCCAGCCGACGATGTAGAAGGGGTTACTGAATTAAAATTAGTAATAATATCTTGAGTATAAAGATTACTAGTTACATCTACAGTGGTTGTTTCAGTAGTATTTGTATTAATGTAAGTTGAAAGTGTTTGTAGTCTTGCAGCAGAAGTGCCCGTTACTTTTGTAGCAGACGTTGCTGAGGCTAAACCGCTAGATGCGCTTAGTGTCATGATTCACTCACCATCTTGTTAGTTTCAAGGTCGGATAGAAGCTTACGAAGCGCGGAAATAACTTCTGGAGTATTGGCATTAGGTATATTGATATTAAAATTATAAGTGTTATTAGAGTTGCCTGTAACTGTTCCACTATTTTTATTTTGATTTGGTTGAATCTGGTCATTAGGGACAATTACACCTGAAACGCTAGGAACAAATAGCTCAGGGCCTCGCTCACCAACAATATAAGCTGTGCTTCCTTGAACAGGGCCGCCATCAGCTTTAAATAGCCCAGCTAAAGTTGCAATTGCATTTGTTGGAGCCCCACCGGCTGCTGATAAAAGGGTGTCTAAAAATGTAAAAAATGGAAGTATGGTGTCAACTGCTTTAGTAGTTTTGTCGATAAATTCAGTAATAATATTAGTAGCTTTTGCAAAACCTCCAACAGCGGCGTCGGGGGCGCCTGTTGTTAATAGTTCTGTTGTAGTTGCGTATTTGTTGGATAAAGCTTGAATTGCTTTTGTAGATGTAATATCTTTATTTATGCCAGCGCTTAAAGCACCAGCTTCTTGGGTTGTTCCTTGTTGTTGAGCTCTGTAAAGTAAACCGTTCATAACCATGTTTTTTAACATAAGGTCATTGCCAAAGTATTGGTTAAGCATAGAATCAAGAGAGTTACCTGGTTGAAGTGCAATTTGAACTTCGTTTAAATTAGGTTTTCCTCCGTTACGCGCAGAGCCATATGCTTGCTTGTAATCGTTACAAATCTTTTTCCAAACATCATCAATAACTTTGTCAGGGGCTGCAAGCGTTCCATCAGCATTACGTATTTGAATACCAATACCACGCAACATATTTACACTAGAAGCTTGTTGCATTCCGCCAGTTGCACGCATAGCACCTTCTATACCCATACCAGGGGTTAAATTTGAAACGTTTGCAACGCCTTTCAAAACCGTTTCACCGCCTCCCATAAGACCAAGGCTTTGACCAGCAGCTAACGCATTTAAACTATCTAACGACGATGTTACTGTTCCTTTTTGAGAAAGTGAGTCTACTACCCCTTTAACGCTGTCACCTAAAAGTTTATTTTGGTTGTTTTTAGTAAAAAACTCAATTCTTTTTATTAATCAATCAGTTTGAACAACTTCGT